GATGTTGGTTCAATCGGTGTCTATATGAATTTAATCGATGTATCTCAGGCATACGCTGATATGGGCGTTAAAGCCGTTGTGATTAAATCATCAGCCACGCCTTATAAAGCTGCTGGCATCGAAGGCACAAGCCTTACTCAGGAACAAATCAACTATTTCCAAAGCGAAGTAGACGCAATCTATGCTGACTTTGTAGCGTCTGTTAAAACTAAACGCAAGATGGCTTCCGATGACGCAATGAAAGGTCAGTCGATGTCTGGTAAGATTGCATCGTCGATGGGACTTCTCACAGGTCTCAGCGATTCGCTCTCTGAATTATTAAACGCAAGTACCCCTAAAAATAACGGTGGAATGACTGCTAAGAAAGTTTCTGCTATCAACACTAAAAAGAAATCGGACGAAGTATCGGATGAAGTCTTAGCTTTGTTGACTCCTCGCCAGAAAGAAATGATTGATGGCTATAACGATGTTGAAGAAGTTTTCGGAATGTTTAAACAGGATAGCAGTCCTGACGGCGCTCATTACTCTGCCGTTTCTCCTTTTGCTAGCACTGGCTTACTTTGCCAGAACTGCGTATTCTACCGTGGCCCTCGTGGTTGCGGACTTGTTGAGGGAGATATTGACCCTAACGGTATTTGCAAACTTTGGGTAATCCCTGGTTCGCTGATCAAGGAGTAATTTGACTAATCACGCAATAATATGACAATCGAAGAACAACTCATCAAGGCTATGGCAGACTTAACTTCTGCTTCTGCTGAACGTGACGAACTACGCGCTAACTTAGAAAACGCCGTAGCCAAAGAAGCCTCTGACTTCAAAGCAACTCTCGAACAAAATGCTAGCCTCGTAATTGAGCGTGACGCACTTGCAAAAGAAAAGGATGAACTCGTTGCTAAGATTGCTGAACTTCAAACTCAAACTGTATCGGCTTCTGTAGAAGCTGCTAAGATTGCTTCCTCAGTCGGTGTTAACCCTGTTGAACTTTCTCCTAGCGATAAATCTGACGAGCCTGTAAAAGCAGTGAATCACCTCGAAGTGTTCTTGGCTATGGACATGGGTGCAGAACGCTCCGCATATTTTGCAAAGCATAAGAACGAAATCGTTCGTTCAATCTAATTTTCTCTAATCACTAATCACTCACTAAACTAATATGGCTAATTCCATCGCAACAGCACCATCGATTCTCGCTGAATCCGTGATTGCTTCAATCAAAGGCAAACTGCCTGCCCTCAAGTCCTTCTCCAGCGTGTTCAGCACTCTCGAAGGAACTGCCGGCAAGTCTGTCTTCGTTCCTTTAATCGGAACTTCAACTGCATCAGAATTTGGTGCTTCTGGCTACCTCAGCCAAGATGACGCAACTTTAAGCGGAGTAACTGTAACCCTCAAGCACTTCAAAGTCTCGAGCCGTTTCAGTCCTCTTGACGTTAAGTCCTACGGCGCGCAGTACCTCGTCAACGCTTTCACTCCTACCGCTTCGAACGCTATCGCTGAAGCTTGCATGGCTGAAATCAGCGCTCTGATCACCAACGCTAACTACTCGTCTAACGCAGTAACTGGTGCTGGTCTCTCCTACTCTGAAGTCGTTACAGCTAAAGGTGTTCTCGATGCAGCTAAGGCCAGCGACACTCGCGCGTTAATTGTTAACCCAACATACGCTAACAACCTCTTAACCGATGCTCAAATTGCAGCTGCTTACGCTTTAGGCGCTCAAGTAATTCAGTCCGGTCAAATCGGTCAAATCGGTGGTATGTCCGTTTATCAGTGGTCTTCACTTCCTACCAATAGCGAAAATCTCGCAGGCTTTGCTTGTGGTTCTGACGCTATCGCTGTAGCCTCTGGTCTGCCTCTTGCTGAAATCCCTGGCTTTGAAACCGCATCGGCTATCGACGCTGACACTGGTCTCGGAATCCAGATCCTCATGGGTCAAGAGCAGTCCGGTTACTACAATGTAACTGCCACCTTACTCTTCGGTGCAGCTAAAGGTCGCGCTACCTCACTCACTCGCTTACTCACTGCCTAATCCGCAGTCATAACGACGAGAAAGACCCCCCTCTGAAAAGTCGGGGGTTTTTTGTTGCCTGACACTTTACCCGTCCTCGCCATCAAAATGCCTCTGAGGGCTTCCTAGACCCCTTTACTACCCCATCCCAAGATTGACACAGGACGCAATTTATATGGACGCAGACCTGAACGCGATGATGTTAGCCGATGCCCTCGACATTGTAGACGAGATTGGCTTGCCTGTAGTAATCAACGGCACGACCTATCAATGTTCGGTTTCTGACGCAGTCCTCACCCAGTCGCTTGAAAGTGGTGGCCTGATGGATCAGATTAGTACCCTAATCAAAATCCCTGCCACGACTAGCAATCTCACTAAGCGCAATACGGACTTCGCAATTGGTAAGACTGCAACTTGGGAAAGTAATGTCTACCGCATCACCGGAACTTCTTGGAAGACTGGATCGGCTTGGATTCAACTCACCGTTCGTGACGTTAACCAGCGATAATGCAATTCGACCCTAATGGTTTAAATGTAATAATTAACCGCAATCTACTAGAAGGATTGCAAAGAAAATTTGCTGACTTCAAAAAAGAAACACGTCAGATTGTTGAGGATGTTTTAAAAGAAGAATCATGCCTGACTGCGCGCGAGGCTATGGTCTATACTCCGCCTATGGATGGTGCTGGTGGCGGTAAAGGTGATACAAAGACTGCAGAGAAGTGGGGTAATATGGCAGTCGAGAAAGACATTCTATCCGTTGTGTCTTACGAAAATAAAGCCCTATCAGCTGCGGTTGGCCCTAGCGGAAGCAGTCGAAAGTTTGCAGATTGGAAAGCAGGACTAAGACCTAAGAAGCCTGGTATTATTCAGAAACTTTACGACGATTCAAACTTTGGTCGTGCTTATGAGAAAGCAAAGCAATTACTTTCTAAAAATACTAAACTAACTATTTATCGTACGCAGGCACAAATAAAACGTGAGCATGATTCTAAACGCCAGCAATACCGTGGACGCATTCGCAAAAATGGTGGTGGTAAAGGTATTCCAGCACTAGCCAATGCAGCTGAATTAAAAGCATACATTAAACTTCGTCAACAACGAGTGGGTTACATGAAGGCTGGTTGGCTCGATGCTATTCGTAAGATTGGACCAGCCACGATTAACGGAATGCCAAAGAACTTTGGCTTAAAAAATTTACCGTCATTTATTTCACGACATCCAAACGGACACGGAAAAGTAGGAATAAATATAACTCAAGGCACTGGTGGTAGGTCTTATATTATTATTAAAAATGACATTGGTAATATATTCAAAGTTGCAGACCAGGCACGAACTTATTTTAAAGTTATTGAAGCCAGAACTGGAAAAATGGCTAGACGCATGAAACACTTTCAACGTGCAGCTATAGAAAAATTTAACAACAAAAAATCATAACAATGGGAACTAAATCACCACTCAATATTACCGAAGACGCTTGTGCTTATGCTTTATCGCAGGCCACCGAGTTATCCGGCATCACAATCTACAAAGGGCAGTCATCATCGACGCTTGAATTGCCATCGATTATTGTATCGTGCGAGAGCCTTAACTTTCCGAACGACATTCCACGCGGATCAGGGAACTACGTTGCCCAGGTTAAGATTGGAGTATTCACTTCAATCGATGGTGCATCAGCCTTAGCAAACCATCGCAACGTCTGTCAGATTGTAATGTCTGTAATGGACAACGTAACTAGCGTTAAGGCAGGCTTTACGGCTGGTGGAGACGCTACGGCCTATGACTCCTTAATGACCTCTATCGATACAGGGCAAGGTGATCGTGCTTTCATGACATCGGTAAATTATAACGTTACCCTGGTATTGTCAGCCGTTTGACTTTTACTGCATAATTAAACTACCATGCCATCAACCGTCGTAACTAAAGGAACTGCATTTATCTATGGTGTCGCAGGCACTGTAACATCTTTGACGGTTCAATCCTACACTGTTTCGACTTCATTCGCTAAGACCGATGAGGCTATGGATGCAAACGGACAAGTAGTCGGTGTTCGTATGTCCGACAAACGTCAGAATCTTTCAATTGAAGGTTTAGTACCTTCAGCTTATAGCGGTGCAATCGGTGATAATTTATCCTTCACTGGCAACACTATCGCTTTCGCTGGTCATATCACGAACATCGAAGAACGCGGAACGAACAATGGTTTCATGCGCGTCTCGATTACTGCTATCGACTACGAAGCATTCTAAAGAATAACACTCTTCACTTCTGGTGAATAAGGCGTAGGATTGGCTCATGGCTGACCTACGCTTTTTAGCATCCTGCATTGTCCCTAAGCGGACACGTATTCTAGGGAAAACTCTCAAGCCGTTTTGCTTAAAGTATCGTCTCTGGTTACAGGCGATTGGCAGTCCCTTCCTAGAGCCTGACAAAGAGATTAAGATTGAGGACTTGATTATTGCTTTAAAGGTTTGTTCCGGTGAAAGTTTAGACCGAGCAAAGTTTAGTGATTACTGGTCGGCTATTAAATTAACATTGTTTAAAGATGTTCGTGTATCTGCATTCAAAGCATTTATAGATTATTCGATGACCAACCCATCGTGGCCTAAATTCTACGACAATAATAAGAACTCTAGCGGATCATCAACTGGCTTGCCGTGGGAATTAAGCGTCATCGCTAATCTTACGCGTAACGGTATTAGTTATGAGGAGGCTTTGAATATGCCTGAGGCTTCCGCAATCTGGCTATCAACTGCTTTTAGTATGCACGCAGGGGCTAAACTCAATTTACTTACTACGGACGATGAAGCCCTAATTGACCATTTGGCAAAATTAAGGGACGAAGAACTTAAACAAACACAGACTAAATAACTATGGCAGACGATGTATCATTTACTATAAGTGCAAGCGACCAAGCATCTAAGGTCGTTGAAACCGTACAAAAGAAGATTCAGAACTTTGGTTCAGACGTAGCAAAAATGGCATTAGGATTTGCTGGCCCAATGGCATTACTTCAAGCAGGCATTGGATATGTAACTGATAAATGGAATGAATATAAACAAGCCCAGACAGATGCATTTGAAAAAGGTGCTGGATATACTTACAACGAAATTAAAGCACAAGGTGACTTAGGAGATAAGTTAGACAAAAATTTATCAATTATGTTAGCAATGGCAAAAGCAGAAGAAGAGCGTGCTAAAAATACAAAAGAAAGAATTGAGCAAGAAAATCAAGCGATTGCAAGATTCTTAGAAACTGATGCAGGAAAAAAATTCAAAGAAGAAAATTCATTTGTAGTAGGTGTATTCGGAACAAAAGGGTATTCAGGAAATAGAGAAAAAGAATTAAAAGCAGTTAAAGAATATACTGCTGAATTACAGAAACAGATAGCTGCAGAAAATGAACAAGTTAATGATCCAATAATGACAGAACAAGAGTTGAAACTTTTCAGAGAAATGTTAGAAATTAGAAAAGAATTAGATAAACGTGGTGGAAAATCATTAGCAGAAATAAATGCTATAGAAATTTTTACAAAAAACTTTAAAGAACAATCTGCTATGCCTAAGCAAAAAACTAAAGATGCGGTTAAAGATGACCTGAAGTTAACCGTCTCAAGCCTACGTGAAATCGGTGGTTCGTTTGGTGGTGGCGATGTTAGCACCGGCATTGAGAAGCAAATAACACTTGCTGAAAAGCAACTTGATACGCTTACCGAAATTAAAGACGCGCTTAACAGAGGAACAACTAGTCCTATGGTAATTGATACTCCGCTTGGAGAATTACTGACTGGTGAAACAGGAAAATTTATCGGATAATTTAAAACAATGTCATTCACTGAAATAACAAAAGGAAACTTCCGAGGACTTGGTGCTGGTAGCATCAATACTAAAAACCCAGAACTCCAACCTAATTACTCCGTCGAGTTTGATGGCTACGGCCTTATCACCGGACGTGCTACATTCGTTTGCACCGCCTCAGCTGCGAAGGCTCGCATTCCTAAACGCGGTGATGTATTCCCTGGATCAGAGAAGCGACTTTATTGCCATCGTGCTAGTTATCAAATCACCGGCAATAATTTAGCGACCATCACTGCCGAGTATTGCGGTATCGAGAATGGTACGCAGACAAAAATGGTTTTGAAAGGTGACACTGGACTAAGCACTGAGTCGATTAAGTCGCACAAGAATTTTAAAAGTTCATTACAATCTAAGGGCTGGTCTATCGAGAAACAGGCATTTACTGAAGGAACGGAGAATACTTCTTCCTTGGCAGATTCATATAAGCTTACTGGTATTAAAAGTTATTTACGTGCCAACATTCAGATACAAGGAAGTTTTTATACCTCTGATAAAACTCTTTTAACTTGGTACATTGCAGCTGTTGGAAAAACATTCTCATCAGTAAAAGATGCAGACTTTAGTGTTTATAATGGATGCTTTACGCCAGATTCAGATTATCATACTTTGCCTGGTATGGTCACTAACGTATCGCACGAAGAATTTGGTAATCTCTATAAGGTCAATGTATCATTCAGAATTGCACAAGGTGGCTGGCACAATTTAATTTACTTCCCAGCAGCTTAAAATGTTTAATTCAATACAACCAGGAGACGGTTATACCGTTAATAATTTCGGCGGTTCACAATCACTGTCTATTGATTCAAATAATACTCAATGGTATCCTGACATCCCATTAACTGTTCAAAAAGGTGGTACATCAAATAAAATCTATATTATCCCTGGTTCAGTCAATCAACTGATCCCCAAGGTAGACGGTACATACATCGACGCAATCCCCCGCCCTACAATTACTTTATCAGCCACTGGTTATATTATCCTTCGCGTTGAGCGCGTAGCCAATCAGCCGTTCCCAAATAATCCGGTCATTTACTATAACGCTACTATCCCTGCAGACACTACAACCTATGGTTACTTCGCCCTAGCGTCGGTGACCAAGACAGGAAGTGCAGCTACAGGTTACAGTTATAGCATTGCTAGTTTCCGTAGTCCTTTGATTGGTGCGGTTCATGTTAGTCGGGCTTCGTTTAGTGGTTCGGCTAGTTACTATTGGTGGGCTTAATCTATGCCTACTCCTTTTCCAGTAGGCCCACCGTTTCCTGATGGCTCTTATGGCAATTATAATAGTGAAACGCAGGGTCGAGGTTTAGGCCCTGTAAATGTTTCAGGCATTCAGGAATGGTCTGCTGGTAAAAGCCCTTATTATGTAAGAGGACAAGCGGTTAGTTTTAAAGGACTTGTTTATGCTTTAAACTATAACTGGGACGGCACTACAATCGGATCACCAGATAGTCAGGTCGATGCTAATGGCGTACGCGTCTGGACTTTACAGTGTGATAACTATACAGAACGACTCCAGCAATTTGAGATGGGTACTAGAACAAAAACTATAAATCCAGACAACTCATTTTATTATCACATTTCACCAGAAACCAGCATCAAAAGGTATTGGAATTTTTGGCACAATATAAGTTCAGCACACTCAACAGTATTTGAAGTATTACCATATAAAACAGATGCAGAGAATGGCAATGGAAGAAGACTTATAGACTTTGCTTCTTCGGTTGAAATTAGCCCAATAAATACTGGTTACGGTGATAATGTAAAAAACTTTCAAAGCATTAACTTTGCTGATGCCAACGGAATAGATAATAAGATGTTCTTTTTTCTTACATCAAGTTGCGGTCACAGTAACGCATCAGGGCCTTGGAGTTCTCCTTGGGGTATATTTGCATACTATGGAGGTTTTAAAAAAAAGTTAGATTTAAGCGATGTTGGAACGCTATATTATGAAGTAGCTGTGACTTATACATTAACAACTGCTGATTGGAAATTAAGTCCTGAGTTTAATGCCACTGCCTACGGATCACCTGTTACGATAAACTGGAGTTATACTGCACCAAGTGGAACTGTCTATGGCGAAAATAGAACTGTCTCTAATTTAAAAATGACATTTGCTGGTGAGACTTTTCTAGGCAGAACTTACTCAGGTGCTTATAGAATATATATCAAAGACAACCTTCCATCAGAAGGACGATGGGAACTAGACACTGTTACGCCTGACATGAGAACGATGTAATTGACACTTTGGCATAATTAAAGACTCGAAGCAATGGCATTACCGACCCTCAAATTCTTCATAGACCCGACAAATAACAATGCTTATTATGGTCTTAATAACAATACGGTCATCACTGATCCGTACTTCTTTTACGGAGACACTAAGACCGTCGAGTTATACCTTCGCCAAACGGTCAACGGAACGAACCAACTAATCACTTGGCCTGCTAGCCCATCCATTAAAGTCTCGCTCGGCCCTATCGATGATGTGCCTACTGCCGGAACTTTCACGATGACTTACGGGGGCAATACGACTTCCGCGTTAGCCTATAACATCACGGCAGCTGCAATGCAAACGGCGCTGAATCTCCTCGCCAGCATTACCTCGGCTGGTGGCGTGGTCGTAACCAAAGTAGGTGATAACTACAGCATCGCTTTTAATGCCACTGGAGACCGTACCGCATTCACCGCTAACACTGGTGCTTTGTTTCCTTTATCTACGGCAATGATTTCAGTGGTTCAGGACGGTACAGGTTCTAGCCCTGAGATTGTAATCTTCCACCTTCGCCAATCGTCCGTAGTTAACGCGACATCATGGACGAGCGTCGGCACAGGCACTGCGACTATCAGCACTCTTGCAGCTTGGGCTACTAGCGGACTCGACGGATCAGTGACCTACGCCCTAGCAATCGACGAGCGTATCGTTGACGGTACTTTCACTTTAACATACGACGCTGACGATAACGACTACAGTTTCATTTCATCGCCTATCAATTTCGGGGCATCCGCTTTAGACATTTATAACGCCATCGGTTTAACAGGCTCAGTTAATAATAAGCCAGCCGTGAGCGTTAACAAGATTAGCGATTACTCCTATACGATTACGATTCGCTACGAACCCGACGCTACTTTATCAGTCGCAGCTGGTGGTCTCATCAATGCCACAGGCTATAAAGGCACGCTGGCTATCAATACGCCTGGTACGCTGGTACTCCTAGACGGCAACGAATTGGTAGAGACTTACCTCGCCGTGCAGATTACCGAATCTTCCGCACCTCAAACTGTGTTGCAAATACCTTGCACGCTTCTGTCATCCGTAATCATTAACTAATATGTCCACGACTTCCGTAACATTTAAACGCGGTACTTCGTTTGCCGGCACAGTCACCTACACCCCTGACGCTGGTGGCCCTGCGACGATTACGAGCGTGACTATTACTTCAACGATTATCACGACTGATGGCACTGAGTATCCTTGCACGATTACTAAGGCAGGCAATGGTTTGTCTTTCGTCGTACGCTACACTGGTGACTCGGGATCATGGGCCTTAGGCACAGCTCGTTGGGACATTAAATTTATCAACGCTGGTGCTACATTCTACAGTGAGACCATGCGACTGAATATCATCGACCAAGTAACCACCTAATGAGTCTTACTATTTCTCCTTCACCGTTCGGTAGTCTGGTCGTTTCGGTGGCCGAGACTGGTTCGACTTTAAGTGTTACTACTGTTGCGACTTCGCCTAGTGTTTTGACGATGGCTTTAGGTGTTCCTGGGCCTGCTGGTGCAACTGGAAGTCAAGGGCCTGCTGGAACTAATGGGACTAATGGTGTTGGGGTCGCAGCTGGTGGCACGACTGGTCAGGCATTGGTTAAACTCTCAGGCACTAACTACGACACTGGCTGGGCAACGATTACTTCTGGCGGTGGAACTTGGGGAAGCATCACCGGCACTCTCAGCAATCAAACTGATTTGCAGAACGCGTTGAATGATAAGTTAAGTTTATCTGGTGGCACGATGTCGGGGACAATCTTCCTACCCTCGCTTCGCAATTTACTGAACACCGATTTAACGGTCACGGCTTACAATGACACAGGTGCTGGTACAAATTTCATTCATACCTTTGACGCATTCGATGGGACATTCGCGCTGGCTACTAATGGTGGCGGGTTGAAGTTTCCTGATGAAACGGTACAAACCACCGCCGCACTTCCGCTTACAGGTGGGACGGTTACTGGTGATTTATATATAAATGCTACAAGCACTATTTATTTGGGAGATGGTGTTACAATAACCGACTCAGGCCAAACACTTTCACTAACTGGTCCTGGCATAGTATTCCCAGACTCCAGCGTTCAAACCACCGCTTGGCTCGGCTACAACGGCACGACTTCGCAATACATTCGTGGAGACGGCTCGCTCTACACTTTCCCACCTGTTGGTGATCGCTATCTAACTTCCTCAACTTCCACGCTGACAGTCGATAGCGGTAACGGCAAGACGATGACAGTTGGCACAGGTTTATCATACTCTCCGCAACAAGACATCACGGTTTCCTATAATACGGCAAACCACATGCACGGCACGGTCTTAACTTATAACTCCACGACTGGTGTTATGACTTGGGATTCTAACACTCACTCTGG